AGAAAATATATTTTAAAAGATTGTGTTGCCATTGATTTTGCATTAGAAATAGAAAGTGATCAATATAATGAAATAATGGTATCTATACCATCAACAACAATAATATTAAAATATTGTTTATCAATGTGTAGTGGAAAATTTTATTTAGCGTTTTGGAAAAAAATAGCAAAACAATTATATACTAGTTTGAAATTGAACAAATATCCGGATAATGAATGGAACACATTGGAAGCAGTAAATTATAGAAAAATAAGGGTACAATATAATAAATTATTAGAAAAATTTAATTTTAAACATTTTCATAAATTTTGATATTATTATACTTTGGGGGTTCTCAAAAAAATTGATAGCAATATTATTATATAATTATATTTACCCAAACACAAAAAAATGCTCTCTATCTATGCTACAGCAACATATGCGCTAATTATGTCATCATATATGCCCAAACCAACTATTCAGCGGGTTTCAATGATACAAGCCAATCTTGTTGGAAAGATTACACCAACTCGCGGAATTAGCAACCCACAAGTTTATAATAAAATCCCGACAACTCCTGTTAATTTTCGGCTCATTACAGAAATTCCTCAACTTAAAAGTATGGTTTATGATACAAAGTCAACTCGTTTATCTCTTCTTTCTAATATGTTAGAGAATGTGTATATGGATTTGGATATTAATACAAATGAAACAAAATATGAATTTTGATTTTTACCATAAATATACATGACTTAATATTTTCGGAGTATAATAACCTTTAGATTTTTTCTTTTCTAATGCTATTGCTTGTCCGCGCTTTTTTGTTCCTGAATGTCTTGAAAAATAATTTTGCATTCTTTTACGAGTATTATGATTTTTATGAGCATATAATTTTAATGGTGTACGGTCTTTAAATTGTTCATAATCGGATGCTCCAAAATGAAGTTTGCGTATTTTTTTTGTTTTTTTATCTCGAATAAATGCTGTATATTTTTTTCCAGGAGGACCTCTCTCAAATCTTAATATTTTTTCTTTCATTTTTATTAATTTATTTTATATTATAAAAACATATTATTTATGAATTATTATTTTATAAATAATATATAAAATAGAATTTGTAATTATGAATGTTCCCGTTAAATATTTACCAAAACGTCTCTCCAAAAAAGATAAAGCAAAACAAAAAAAACAACTTCAAAAATCTAGAGCCGCATATAAAAAAGGTATCTATATTAATAGAAAACCATTAAAATCATTTAAAAATAAAAAATCACAACATCTTATAAATGCCGAAAAAATATATAAAGTTAATAAAATCGTTATCAATAATAATTTAGCAAAAAAAACTGGTTGCTCCATTAAAGCATTAAATAAAATTGTTAAAAAAGGAATAGGAGCATTTTATTCATCTGGGTCTCGTCCAAGCCAAACGTCATATAGTTGGGGTATTGCACGTTTAGCATCATCAATAAGTGGAGGCAAAGCAGCCGCAATAGATTATAATATTTTAGTAGAAGGTTGCCTAAATAATTCAAAAGCATTAAAATTAGCAAAAAAATCACGTATAAAAAATGGATATGGAACACGAAAAGTTCCCAAAACTAAATTATAGAATGTATATTCATTTTTTAGCATATTTACGACCATATTTCATCCAAAGTAAAACACTAATTGTAAAACCTAATAAAAATCCTGCTATACATTGGTCGGGATGTTCGGCTAAAAACATTTGTGTTATCAAAGGACCTATGAAAAATGTTAATATTGAATAAAAAATCATTATACCTATCATTGTTGGGTTACTTAAATGAACCATCGTTTATAATATATTAAAAATATTAAAATTTAATATATTAAAATTAAGAATAGAAAATAAATAATTATCGGGAATATTCTAAATTTGCTGTTCCACTTTGGAAATATAAGATATTATAACGTTCCTCTATTATATGTAACTCATAATAATATTTATAAATTGACCCCGGGTCTTTTGAAGTAGCAATTATTACACCTGTTTCTGGGTCACAAATTGTTCTGAAATCAACATTGTCTCTATCCAATGGAGGATTAATACCAATATTATATTCAAATTCTATTGTTTTAAATTTATTTGTATTAAATGCTCCATTTGGTTGATATTTATATGGATCAGTAGATAATGCAAAATTATAACAATATAATCCTTCTTTACTATAACCATTGGAAGTATTATATTTTTCTATTTGACTATATAATTCGCTTGGACGAATATCTTCTCTATATTTTCCGTCAACAATTATTGCGAAATTTGTTAAAATATTTTTATGATTTTTTTGACTAAAATCATCTGGTACATTTCCTGTTATATAAATATTTTTTGATAAATCAGATATTTGTTTCAGTTCTTCTAATAAATTTAAATCCGAATTTAAGTTAGAGTTTAAGTATTTTTTATCACCCAGATTATAATTGACATTATTTATATGACTATTATAATATATAAATTCTGGATTTCCACTACTACTTTTATCTAATAATTGCAAATTATTGGGCTCTTTATTTTCATATGGCCAATTCGTATAATTTGACCATTCATTGCGTTCTTTTGCATCATCACGGCGTAAATACCACATCCAACTAGATACTAACCCATTACTATCAAATGTAATTTTTCCATTATTTTGAGTTAATTGTATTGGTGTTTCATATACTAATTTAATCAAATATTCTTGCTTATTATTTGCAAATAATCTACGTTCTTCATCTCCCAAAAAACATTGGGTTGTTATTAAATGTATTTTTCCATTAAATTTCATTATTTTATCTGGATAACTAAAATTGTAACTTATATCTCTTGTCGGTGGTTCTTGGATAAATCTGTAATAGCCATATTGTTCTTTTTTAGATTGATCTGGAAAAATTCTTGGGAATTCATTATAAGTTAAAGGGTATATGTTTTCAGTATTAGCACTAACATCATATAATATATTTTTAATTGTAAATAATTGTGAAATTGGTCTCAAAATAAATTTAATTTCTAATACATCATATTGCAAACATATTAATGGTAACGCCATTGTAGAAGCCATACTATACCAACTATTTATTGGAATATATAACTGTGTTTGTCTTATTGAAGGTTCTATTCCACTTGGATCTATTGTGTCTTTATAATTAAATGCATTAGGATAATTATTATTTCTATTAGCATAATTAGCAGGATCATTTAGATAACTTGTATGTCCAGACATTAAATTAAATAGTTCTTTTTTATTAGCATCAAAATCTCTTTCAACTACATTTTGTATATATGAACCGCTATATTTTTGAATTAAACGACCATTGAATGTAAATTGAACTTCTTCTATTAATTGACTACCTATATTTTTTATCCACTGAAATTCATATGGTCTATATTCTCCACTTATTGTTTGAGAAAAATCTGCAGAAGTATAATGGTAAATTGGACTCCAAATATTTGGTAAGGTTATACCCAAATATGTATCCATTAATAAATCACCATATCTTGGTATTTTGAAACTAATTGTAGTCGGGCTACAAACTTGTAATTCTTGATTACCAGTTTGATCAACTCTAAATTTTTGTAATCCAAAATTTGTATATTTAACATATTTAGATTTAAAAAAGCTTTTACTAGGATTCCCGGTTAAAATTATATTTTGATTTCCAATTGCAATTAAATTTAATAAACCACCAGCCATTATTAAAACACTATATTAATATATATATTATTTTTTTTATTAAATCTATATTAAATAATAATATATATATAATTTAATTAATAAATAATGCAAGAAAATAATATAAAAGATAATTTTAATAAAACAAAAGAGGTTATAGGTAAAAAATTTGATCAATTAATGGGTTCTGAAAATAATGTAGTTATTATATCATTTGTAATAATTTTTTTTATATTATTTTCCGTTTTAAGTTGGATATATAGCACATTAAGCAATAAGTCAAGAAGTTGTGTAAGAATAAATTCAATATATAAAGAAGGCAACGATTTAAGAACAGATGCTGCTGCTTTAAAGCATCAAGGCGATGAAAAGGATATATTAGTCAAAAATTTCTATATCAAAACTGCGTATAATTGTTGTTGTGTTGATGGATATAAAAATAATTGGGTTGATGGATGTGCTCTTAGAAAATGTATTTATCAAGGCGCGCGTTGTTTAGATTTTGAAATATATTCTTATAATGATGAGCCAATTATTGCCGCATCAACTGCTAATAACAATTCAATAAAAGAAACATATAATTATATGAAATTTCAAGATGTATTAACTATAATAAAAAATGAAAATCATTCTAATAAAATAGCTAATCATGTTGATCCATTGTTTTTACATTTTAGAATAATGAGTGATAACATTAACATATATAAAAAAATGGCTATTCTTATTAAGAGTGTTTTATTTAATAATAACGATCAAAATCAAAATATATGTAGAATAAAAGAAGAAAAATTAGTAATGTCAAACATTAATGAATTACAAAACAGATATATTATTATGGTAAATGCCAAAAACTATGTTAATGTTCAGCAAACTGACTTAATAGATTATGTCAATTTACAATCTGGTGGTCCAAATTTAGGATTATTAAGATATCAAACATTACTTGCTGCAGGCGATAATAATGCTTTGTTAAAGGCTCAAACAAAAAAATCATTATTTATAGTATTACCTGATTTAAATAATAATATAGAAAATTATGATTGGATAAAAGCATATAATAATGGCTGTCAATTTATTGCTATGAAATTCCAAAACGTAGATAATCAATTAATTCATTATAATAAAATTATGTTTATTGATCAATCTAATACAGCAATTA